GGTTGATGATTGGAAAAACAAAGATGGCGTTATGTCAATAAGTGCAGCTAAGTTAATCGAGGTTAGTTTAGTAACCGATCCTGCAATTGATAGCGCAAGAGTTGCCGATGTCGCAGCAACAGAAACACCAACAGAGAATTCCGAAGCAACCGCTGAGGATACAACAACACAGGAGGACAAAGTGTCTGATATAACTTCAGATGCTCCTATCGCAACCGAAGCGGTAGAAGCTGCAAAGTCTGAGCCTGTGGCAGTAGTAGCAGCGCAGTCAGTTGCTTACACAAAGCCACGCTCACCAATTAATAACAAAGCAACATACCTAGAGCACTCAGTTCGTGCTGCACTAGGCAATGAGGACAGCCGTCAGTATGTAATGGCAGCTGACACAACTTCAAATAACTCTGGATTAATTCCAACACCACAATCAACAGAAATTATCAATGGTGTTTCAAACGCTGATCGTGGCTTAATTGACGCGCTATCACGCGGCACACTTCCAGCATCAGGAATGACTTTTGAAATTCCTAAAATTACAACTGCTCCAACAGTAACACTTGAGGCAGAAGCAGCAGCAATTGATACAACAGATCAAGCATCATCATTTGTTCAGGTTGATGTTAAGAAATTCGCTGGCGGACAAACATTCTCAGTTGAATTACTAGATCGTTCATCACCAGCATTCTTTGATGAGTTAGTTCGTCAAATGGAATTTGCTTATGCAAAGACCACAGATGCTTATGTTGCAGGAGTTCTTGGAAATTCATGCTCATTAGCAGCAGTAGCTGAGGACAACACAGCAGCAGACTTGCTTGCTTATGTTTCAGCAGCAGCAGCATCTATCTATTCAGGTTCACTTGGATTTGCTCGTAACTTAATTGTTAACAGCACTCAGTGGGGTAACATCATGGGCTACAACGATGGCGGACGCCCAATCTATAACGCATCACAACCACAAAACGCAGGTGGCGCAGTTTCACCACAATCACTTCGTGGAAATGTTGCTGGCTTGGATCTATATGTATCTCGCTCACTTGATGCATTTACAACTGGAGATCAATCAATGATCGTAGTAAATCCAGACGCATTCACATGGTATGAGAGCCCACGCCTACAACTACGCTCTGATATCACAGCAACCGGTCAAGTTTCTGTTGCTTACTATGGATATGGCGCATTAGCAGTGAAAATTGCTGGTGGCGCAGTTTGGTTCAACAAGAACTAATCTAAACCAACTTAATGCCTAGGGTTGCTCCCGATCCTAGGCAGCTATAAATGGGAGAACTAAAGGAGATGACACTTGCCTAGTATAATTTCAGCATCAGAGTTGAGAGCCGTATTAGGCGTGTCATCTTCCTTGTATAATGACAATTATTTAAATCAAATAATAGATACGGCTGAATCGGTCATCCTGCCGATGCTTGTTACATTCAAAAGCCCAATTCAAAAAGTGTCGCTGACTGACAATGTCGCCACTTTCACTACACTAGGAATTCATGAATTCACCGAAGGACAATCAGTCATCATCACAGGATGCGGATCACCTTACAACGGAACAAGAGTTGTGCTGGCAGATAATCTTGGACAATATACCTTTTCACAATCGATCACTAATGCCGATTTACTCGAGGCTAATGTCATCCCATCCGGAGTTGCTGCCTTATCTGGCGGATCAACTTATGTTGGAAATGCAGCTGTTCAATCAGCCGTCTACACAGTTGCAGTCGAAGTTTTCCAAGCAAGACTTGCCGGTGGAGGACAAATCGAAGGAGTAGATTTTACTTCAACTCCTTTTAGAATGGGCAGATCATTATTTAATAAATGCGTAGGGTTATTAGGTAGTTACATGGATGTTGAAAGCATGGCTCAATAAATGCCAGCATCATCAATTTTAAGTTCAGTTAGACAACCACTTGCAACTGCATTAGCAGGTGTTGCCGGTAATGTCTATGCTTATGTGCCAGAGTCAGTTATTCCACCTGCCGTTGTAGTTGTGCCCGATAGCCCATATTTAGAATTTGATTTAATCAATAAAGCAGTTATTAAAACTAAAATTAATATGACCATTACAGCTGTTGTTGCTTACAATAGCAATCCAGCATCGCTTGACAATATCGAGCAACTTATCATGAGCATTCTGGCAGTTATTCCAAATGGATATATTGTCGGATCGGTCGAAAGACCAACAGTTACTACTATCGGTGCATCAACAATGTTGATTGCTGATATAAGAGTTTCAACCTACTACACACAGACTAACTAAGGAGCGAAATGGCTACCACCGTCATCACAGGTCGGGATGTTACCTTCACAATTGGTGGTAACACATTCGACGCACAAGCTACAAGCGCAACATTAACTGGCGAAATGGATCGTCAGACTTATGAAACACTTGATGGCAAGGTTTATAAAGTTATCGACAACAACTTCACATTTGATATTGAAATGCTAGCCGATTGGGGCGCAACTGGATCTTTATGCGAGATTCTATGGGGCGTTGCTGAGGCATCACCAAATACTGGAATTAATACAGTAATGACAGCAGCTTCAGGTGCAACATTTACTTTCCAGGTATTACCATCATGGCCATCAGCCGGTGGCGCAGCACCAGATGCACAAACTGTTGCATTATCATTCCAAGTAATTGGCGTGCCAGCAGAGTCATTTAGTTAAGAAATAAAACGGGAGCAAACAAATGAAGTTACCAATTACAATTGAATATACCTCAGGCGAGCAAGCCACTTATGTAGCCCAACCGCCTGAGTGGGCCAAATGGGAAAAGACAACTGGTCATACCATAAGCCAAGCAAAAGAAAAACTTGGAATGTGGGATCTAATGTTTTTGGCTTATAACGCACATAAGCGAGAAGCAGCAGGAAAGCCAGTAAAAAGTTTTGAAGTATGGATGGAAACAGTTGCCGATGTAATTGTCGGTGATGCAGACCCAAAAGCCATCCAGCAGGAAGCCTAAACAGATTATTGGTTGAGTTGGCAATAGCCACACAAATTCCAATGAGTGAATGGGTTGACGCGGACGACATTTTAACAGCTATCGAAGTATTGGAGCAGAGGTATGGCAAATGAAACAATCGCCTACAATAAAAAAGACCTGCGCGATATTTACAAGGCTTTCAAACTTATGGACGACCAGGCTACTGATGAAGCACGCCGTCAATCTGCTGCTCTGGCGTATTTTGCATCAGAGGAAATTAAACAAGCAGCTGGACAAAGAACAAAGGCTGGCAAAGTTGCGCAGAGAGTCGCGGATGGCGTTAGCATCTCTAAATCGAGCAAGATCGGTGAGTTCAGCTACGGTTTTGCCAGACAAAAGTTTTCAGGTGGTGCTACTACACAAACCTTATGGGGTGGTGTTGAGTTTGGTTCAAATAAATTCAAACAGTTCCCTACATATTCTGGACGGCAAGGTCGTGGATCTCGCGGATGGTTCATTTATCCAACCCTTCGCAGAATTCAGCCTGAATTGATTAACAAATGGGAACAAAGTTTTGATCGTATTATTAAGGAATGGGTCTAATGGCAACTGGTAATCGCACATTAAAATTATCAATCCTTGCCGATGTTGATGACTTAAAAAAGAAGTTAGGCGAAGCTGATAAAGCCGTAGAAACTAACTCAAGCAAGATTTCAGATTTTGGAAAGAAGGCTGCTGCTGCATTTGCTGTCGCTGCCGCTGCTGCCGTTGCCTATGCTGGCAAATTAGCCGTTGATGGGGTCAAGGCTGCGATAGAAGATGAGCAAGCACAACTTAGGTTAGCCAATGCCTTAAGACAGGCCACAGGGGCTACTGATGCCCAAATAAAGGCAACTGAGGACATGATCCTAAAGACATCTTTAGCCACAGGTGTTGCAGACGATAAATTGCGTCCAGCCATGCAGAGATTGGCAGTATCTACAAAATCTACTGAGGAAGCCCAAAAGTTATTAACCCTTGCTTTAGATATTAGTGCTGCATCAGGTAAAGATTTAGAAACTGTTGCAAATGCTTTAGGTCGTGCTCAGGATGGAAATGTTACATCTCTCGGTAGATTGGGACTTGGATTAAGCAAGGCTGAATTATCAACATTATCTTTTACTGAAGTTCAGGCCAAGTTAGCCGAGTTATATGGTGGCGCAGCAGCTACAAATGCTGAAACATTTCAAGGAAAGATTGATCGCTTAAAAGTAGGATTTGATGAAGCGAAGGAAAGTTTAGGCATTGCTTTATTACCAACAGTTGAGCAATTTATTACATTCTTAAACGATACTGGCATTCCAACTCTTAATGCTTTTATTGCAGGATTAACTGGTGATGAAGGATTAAGTGCCAGCCTTACTGAAACTCAAAGAGGTGCTGAAAGTTTTGGAAAAGCAATTGGCGTAGTTAGTGGGATCATTTCAGGATTTATTACATTCTTAAGAGAAGCAATTGG